TTCTTGACAATCTTGCCATACGGGGTGTCCATGATCTTTGCCTTGCCCATCCAGTTGTTCCCATCTTCATGGAGTTCCTTTATCATATGTGAAACTCGTTCAAGATTGACTACCGGGCCGTCGGGATGACCGAGTTCACCGAATGCCCTGTTTTGGTCAACATAGTTTCCGATGTACTTGTAGACCTCTTTGTTCAGGACTTCTTTGGGATAGATGCGGCCATTACGATTCTTCTGTTCGGCTTGCATAAAAATGCCCTTGATGTAATGGCTCTTTTCGCCTTTGGCATTCTCTTCGGTGATGAACTCAATATGTTCATCTGATACAACTTCGGTGATTAGTTTCATGGGTTCTACTCTTCTTCCGTTTCCGATGGCCGAATATCATTCAGCCATCTATTAGAAACTTCCATCTTCTTTGTCTTTAACGCATCTTCTACTTTGGCATATAATACCGAATTGATTTTATCAGTCATATCTGATGGATTTTCGCCCAGAGCATCCGAAAGTGCATCTCTAATTGTATCCTTCATTTTATATTCTCCTATTTCATATCGGTATGTATATTTATACTACTCAAACTCTTCATTGATTACTTTTTGCTTTGAATTGACCAACTTAATTGTTTTTAACTGGCGAGAAGCCGCTGACTCTTCTGTTGATTCGGATTCTTTTTGTTGAGTGTTATTGTCTTCTTCTTCTTCCCGTTGACCATTATTATCATTACTGTTTCCCATAACCATGTCGTCATGTTCTTCATCATCAACCTCATCTGCAATTTCATTATCAATCATTGCAATTTCTTCTTCAGTCTGAGAAAGAACATTCTTCCGTAACCAATTTTTAGAATAATATTTTCCAATATACTCATCCATTGTTTGTGCTATTTCCATTCTCTCTCGCATAATTTCAGTATGTTTGAGTTCGGCAAAATGCGAATCCTGTCGAAAATTATATTCAATAAGAGGTTTAATCACTTCCCAATCCTGCTTTGAAAGAATTCCCTTGAGTTGCAACTGCTTTCCCAATAAATCGTCAAACAACAGAGAGAACCTATGACGTAAACGGTTCACAAACTTACCAAACTTGACTTCATCTCGCGTGATTTCTGTTGCCCTTCCTAGGGAGAAAGACCCCTCTGGCTCAAGTCTTGAAACCGGAACACCCAATGCCTTGTAGAGTTTCTTCTTGAAGTAGATGATGTCTTCAATCTCCCCAAGATTCGTGCCACCGGGAAGCGTCGTGATCTCTGTACCTCGACCCCCCTCTCTACGGGGGAGCCAGAAGTCATCCGTCATCGCCATGTGATGTCGGTCGTCGCGCACCTCTCCGGTGGCAGAATCATATAACACCTTGTTTTTGAACTTGGACATGATTCCAGTAAGGTATTGTTCTGCTTTCACTTTTGGTAAATTTCCTACATCAACATAAAAAATTCTTCGTTCAGGGGCCCGAGAGATACGATAGATGACTGTTGCGTCTTCCAACATTTTAAGTTGATTCATAGGCTTGATTGCCTTATGTAAATTGCCTAAAATCATTTTCCTTGCAGGGTCGAGCATTCCAGAATGAATGTGGCAAATTGCATCTTCTGCAATTTTCAATCCTGTCTGGTTCTGTGGGCCTCCATATCCTCCTGCCGAAGTTGCAATTCCTCCTGGATAATAGATATAATATTCTATAACATTGCGAGGAAGAGAAATCAACTTATCATTTTGAAGTGTCTTTCCTTTAATTTCTCTTGCCTTCTTAATTTGTCGAGGGTCAATCGCACGAAGTTCTTGAATTCCGTCTTTTGGAGTTTTAGAATCAATCATAACATGATAATACAGACGACCATCAACATACCATTTTTTGAATATGTCATAGGCATAATCATGAAACGAAAGGAGTCTCAAGATTTCATCAAATTCATCTGAAATTTTATTTTTAATTGAATCTGGAATATCAACATTGCCTAATGAAATTGAAACAGGAGATTTTCCCTGTTCTGTTATGACAGATTCATTGATAATATCATCAATGGCAAGTTCGACTTCTGGATTCATTGCCATTTCGCGATACCGAGTAATTAATTCAATTTCATTCTTGACCGTACCTTCAAGGTCAATATAGGTTCCATAGGCGCCGCCCGTAGACGGCGTTTCAATGGGAATTGCAGCATCAAGGTTTTCTGGGGCAGAGAATGGTTGAAGACGTTCCTCGGGAACATCTTCTTTGGTATCTCTCCCTATCGTGAATCCTAATAATTTAATTGCCATAAAGAGTAACCTTTCAAGTGGGGGAAAATATCCAGTATATACCTATATATAATCCCCCACCGGATAGGTTTTTTATAATATCTATGATGTCTGAGTCTTATCGTCAGTAATCTTCCAATAATCATATTGCCATGTAACTGCAAATTCTTCAACAGCATCATTGTTTTCCCAACCCAATTCAATTGCAGCAACCGAAGAAGGCCAACAATTTACCATTGTCACTTCTTTTGCAATTTCTCCTTCTTTCTTATAATGAGAAACCATTGCATCTACTTGATAATCATTTCCCGGAACTGCCTTTAGATTTTCTCCATGACCATTGATGGCATTCATCCAATTCATAAGCCCTGCATGAACTGCAAAGTCTTCATCATTGATGACCGTTGTTGTCCACTCGGCAAAGGTTCGATTGCCAGATAGTTTAATTGTCCGCCCAAAATAAGGAACCTCGACCGTGCCGATGGTTGCCTCTGGAATCTGGGCACCCTTGCACATGAATGTCATCTTTTGCCCCGCTTCGCCGGGATTTACTGCTCCGGGAAATGGAATTATGACTTCAAACAAATTAGGACGGGCACCTTGTCCAACAAGTTGCGCTCTAAAATTATTTACTGAAAAAGGCATTCTTTATTCTCCTTGTAATATCCTAATTCTATTTATGGGATAATCCCTAGAATTTGCCTACGACTTCCGAGAAATCAACTCCAGTTGCAACTGCAACAAAGTTTAGCTGAATGAAGTTGATTGATCTTGCTGGCTTGATGTAAATATCACCAACAAATTCATTTCGATCAATGACACTCCCCGGATTATTCGTCTCGTCACACACTACCTTGAACTCGTTGATGCCTCTTCGACCCTTGACATCCCGAAGGAATGGTTCTACCATGTTTCGGAATTGTGCGCGGGTAAACTCATCATTGAACTCAAATAGTGAGAACTTGGCAGCAGTCGAAATTGCTTTTTCTAGCAAAATAAACAACCGTCGTACATTGATTCGGTCAAAGGCACTTGGTCTTGTCTGAGATGTCTTGTCTCCGTACAAAAGAGTTCCCTGTCCAGGGAATGTCACGACAGGATTTACCTGCTTTTGATACAATACATCTCGTTGCGCCTTGGATGGATTGAATGCCAACTTGACAATATTCTTAATTTGACCACGATTGTAACCAGCAAAACTCCACCATGTATCTCGATTGTTGTCTGTGCGTGCTGCCAGACCAGCTATATCTCCATTCAAAGGAATCCAACGATATATATCATTGTACTTATCGTACTGATACTTCCACCCACTATCCATGAACGCATAAGAGGTGTTCTTGTTTGTCCTGTATGTTCTGAAGCCAGAAGTTGGTGAGGTTCCAAGGATATTGTTGAGTGCGTCAGACGATGTTGATGCCTCTACCACATCAGCCTTGAGGGGAGAATAAAAGGTAACTGCATCTTTTCTTGTTGTTGCAAGGTCAATGACATATCCAATGTTCGTGTCTCGGTCGGAATTAGAACACGAACCACCTTCCCCTGCCATAATCAAGGAAACGTCTTCTTGGTCACTATCTGAGAAAACATCATATCCTCGCTGATAATCTCCGGCAGACCAGGCGCCAATTGCCTTGGAACCGTTACGACCACCAGACAGTTTAATAGAAAGTCTTCCGCTTGCAGTATTGCCGAAGGCTGTGCCATCTGCTATGGTCTTGCCGTAATCGGCGGTGGAGGGGATTGCCTTCCCTACATGAGCAATACGAATATACTTGGACTTGTTATTGATTACCGTCTTGAAGTAATTGGAATCTCCAGATTCATTCCTTGCATCGCTTGCTTTGGAAAGGAAAGGATACAATTCCAATACTGCATTGGCAGTCCCAGAAAAATGACCCAAGGGAGAATCAACAATTGCAACATGAACCTCGTCGTTTGACGCACCCCGTGCTTCCGCATATGGAGAAGTTCCGGGAGCAGCAGAGAAATAAGTGTTCGGCCACCAATTCTCGAAACCTGAATTTAAAAGTACCCCAGGAGTTGTATGTGGGGCTACGGTGCCGTTTGCGCCTGGGTGGTCACACAATTCGACCGTAATTTGATTTCCGAGTTCGCCCGCATATTTTGCATAGAAGGTATTGGCAGTCGGTTCGCTTGCTTCAAATTCTGTATCGCTTTTAATAACTGTGCCAAGGTCACCAGCAGTTCCAGCCGACCCAATTTCTTGGGCATTGACTGTTCCACCTGTATCGTTATCATATACGCG